GGGTCAGCAACGCTGGAGTTCCAGCATTGCGGTGGCTGGAAAACGGCAAGGCAGCCATCGACACGACCGTCATGGCGATCTACGTCAACAACGCGAAGGCCGCCAGCACCCTATCGGTAGAAGATTCATTCGCCTTCATCTGGTCGGATGGCGTCACCCGCGCCCGCGCGGTGCTGGGATCGTCCATCATCTGGAAGGCGAATACGGAGGCCATTGTCGTGGCAGTCGGCTCTGGCGTGCTGCCGTCTGATGTGACGGACATTGCTGGAGCTGTTCGCGCTGAACTGGCGACCGAACTGGCGCGCATCGACGCGGCAATCACGACCCGGGCCACCGACGCGTCTGTCCTGGCAGCGATGAACGCGACCCCGCCAGCGGTCAATGTGAAGCAAGTCAACGACTACATCGTTACCGGCGCTGGCGTTGATGGCAACACCTGGGGGCCGGCCTAATGGCATCCTCGTGGGGCGGATCATGGGGCGCGGCGTGGGGCAATGCCTGGGGTGTAATCTCGGAATTCGTTGAGCCTGTCCGCCGCATCATCCTCTACGGCTGGGACCGACCCAAGAAAAAGAAGAAGCTCGACCCGCGCACCGTCGCCATGTGGGCGGTCGGGTCCGGCATGATGCGCTAATGCACGCCCATGCACGGCGCGTAAAATAGTCAACGGGAATCCCGTAGCCTCGGGGCATGGACGCTGAGATCCGCGCATTGTGCCAACGCCCATGGGCTATCGAGCCTGGCCACGGCTGCACATTCGTGGAAATGCTGGCCGGGGCTGCTGTGGCGCGCATGGCCGGGGCCAAGCCCTCCAAGTCCGCCGCGACCGTGCCGACGCCCGATGTCGGCGGCGTGCGCATCCTGGCCATGAAGGGTCCGATGTTGTTCAAGCCGCCCGGCTGGCTGGCCGAGTGGGGCATCGAATACACCGACACCAATGGCCTGGCCAGCGCGATCCGTGCGGCTGACGCCGATCCGTCCGTCAAGTCCATCGTCATCGACGCCGACACCCCCGGCGGCATGGTCAGCGGCGTCCCCGAGCTGGCCGACGCGATCGCTGGCGCATCCAAGCGCATCGAGGTGCGCGTTGACGGCATGCTGGCATCGGCTGGCGTCTGGGCAGCGAGCCAGGCCGACCGCATCACCGCGACCCGATCCAGCGAGATCGGCAGCATCGGCTGCTACACCGTCCGCGTGGACACCTCGCAGGCGATGGCCGACAAGGGCATCAAGGTCCACCTGATCAGCTCGGGCGGCGTCAAGGGCGGCGGTGCCGATGGCCGCGTGACCGACGCCATGCTGGCCGAGGAATCCCGCATCGTCGGGCAGATCCGCGATCAGTTCGTCTCCGCGCTGAACGCTGGCCGCAGCCGCGATCTGTCCAGCCGAGCCACGGGTCAGATGTGGCTGGCGTCCGACGCCGAGCGCATCGGCCTCATCGACTCCATCTCAACCGCTTCCGGGTCCATCCCGGACCATCCATCCGAGGATTCCATGGACCTGTCGCCCCTCGCCGCGCTCGCGGCCAAGCACCCCACCAAGGCCGCCGAGATCCTGACGCTCGCCGCTGCCGGCAAGACCGACGCCGAGATCGCCCACGCGATGGAAGCCGCTGCCCACGCCGACGCGCTGGCCGCTGCCGAGAAGTCGGTTGGCGAGGCCAAGGCGCTGGCCGACAAGGCCGCCGCCGACCTCAAGGCCGAGCAGGACAAGACCGCTGCGCTCACCGCCGAGGTGGCCGACCTCAAGGCCAAGCTGGCCGATGCCGAGAAGCAGACCGGCAAGATCGCCGCGCTCAAGACCGGCGCTGCCGCCGACCCCGGCCCGGACCATAAGTCCGCCAAGGCCATTACCCGCGCCGAGTACGAGCGCGATCCCAAGACCCACGCCGCCGCGCTCGCCGCTGGCAGCCTCACCATCACTGACGCCTAACCCCGGCATAGCCGGAAAGGACCTCTGCCGTGGCCAATACCCTTACCAACGTCATCCCCGTTCTCTCGCAGGCGGCCCAAGTGGTCAGCCGCGAAGCGTGCGGCATGCTCCGCGCCGTCGATCTGCGCGGCAACGCCGAGCCGGTCGCGCTCGGTCAGACCCTCAACATCCCCAAGGCTCCGGTAAGCTCGACCGCGAGTTGGTCTGAGTCGCTGATGCCGACCCTGACCGACCGCACCGTCACCGGCTTGCAGCTCAGCCTCTCGACCGCCAAGAAGGTAGATTGGCACATCACCGGCGAGCAGCAGCGCGCCATGGACGGCGGCGGCAGCACCGCAATGGACGACTTCAAGCGTCAGGCCGAGCAGGCCATGCGCGCCCTGTCGAACGAGATCGAAGCGTTCCTGTGGGATCTGGCATTCAAGGCCAGCTCGCGCGCCGTCGGCACCGCCGGAACGACCCCGTTCGCCACCACGCTTGGCGCGGCCTCGACTGTTGCCGGCATCCTCAACGCCAACGGCGCGCCCATCTCGGGCCGCTCGCTGGTCCTCGACCCGGCCGGCTACGCCAACGTCCAGGGCGTGTTCGCCAACGTCGCCAGCACCCGCGCCGACGCCACCTTCGAACAGGGCGAACTGCCGGCCATCAGCGGCCTGGTCCCGCGCCTGTCGCCCGTGATCACCCTCTTCACCAAGGGCACCAACTCGGGCGCGACCGTCAGCAACGCCGGCTACGCCAAGGGCGCAACCCTCCTGACCCTGTCCAGCGCCGGCACCGGCACCATCCTGGCGGGCGACGTGGTCAACTTCGCCTCGGAAAACAACGGCATCAACTACGTCGTCGGCTCCGGCGACGCAGATGTCAGCGGCGGCGGCACCATCACGATCAACGACCCTGGTCTGCGCTTCGCCATGTCGGCCGCGACCAAGGCCATCACCACGGGCAACAGCTACGTCCCGAACGTGGCCCTGAGCCGCGACGCGATCATCGCCGTCGTCCGTCCGCCCGCCCAGCCCGAAGGCTCGCGCTACATGGAGCACACCATCGTCGTGGACTCGGTCAGCGGCATCCCGTTCCAGGTCTGCAAGATCGTGGGCGACTCGGTCGTCCACTACTCGGTCCGCTGCATCTACGGCGCGATCGTGGTCGAGGAAGGCCACATCGCCACCCTGATGGGCTAAGACCACTGGACGCCCTAGCCTCGCCGGATGCCCACGATCCGGCCTGGCGATGGACGCCCATGGCACTCTCCGACACCATCCAGCGCATCGCCCGTCCTGGCCAGCTTCCCCTGGAGATATTCCTGGGCGGGACTGGCCAGTCGTTCCGTCGGGACTTCCAGATCTTGGTGGGCGACCCGTCTGCCGCCGAGGATCTGACCGGCGTCACGCCGTCAGCCGAGATCCGCACGCTGGACGACGCACTGCTGGTCACGATGACAGCGACCGTCACCGACGCAGCCAACGGCTGGGTGCGCGTGACCCTGACCCGCGAGGCAGCAGACGCCATCGAATGGCCGGGCGACGGACCAATCACGGGCAAGCGCACGATCAGGGGCCGCTGGCATCTGCGGCTGGATGACGGCACCACATCCATGCCGGTGATCGCCGGCGACGTGACGGTGACGCGATGACCGCGCAAGTTCAAGTCAACGACACGGGCAGCACCGTCACCGTCACGATCACAGAGTCGCCGGTGAGCGTTGGCGTTCCGTCTGCTGTCAGCCACAACGCCCTGTCCGGCCGCAGCACTGCATCCGCCCATCCAGCCACCGCCCTCGACTTCACCCCCACCGGAACCCTCGCCAGCACCACCGTCCAGGCCGCGATTGCCGAACTCGACACCGAGTGCGTCCACCTCGCCGGCACCGAAACGATCACCGGCGCAAAGACCTTCACCGACGCGCTCACCGCCATCGGCGCATCCGGCATCATCGACCGCCAAGCCGCGACCCAAGACGGCATCCAACTCCTGGGCCGCGCAGGCGGCACCTCGTCCTACCTCGGAACGCTCACCACCGCCGCCCTATCCGCGTCCCGCACCGCCACGTTCCCCGACGACGACATCGGCGTCCAATCAGAAACCGAAGAAAAGACCGGCAACTTCACCGCCCGCGTTCACGGCCAGTACGTTGCCACCGCGACCCTAACCGTCACCGACCCCACGCCGTCGCAGGGTCATGAGTTCGTGGTCCACGTCCGCAACGGCACCGCCACCGTCGGCGGCGTGGCCTACGCTGCCGGTCAGACGATCTGGCGCAGCTACCACTCGGGCGCATGGTCAAACACCGTCATCGCTGCGCTAGACACGGCGCAGACGTTCTCTGCGCTCCAGACCTTCGCCGCTGGCCTATCGCTAACGGGCAGCGTTGTCACCGCCACGAACAGCAGCAACGCTGCGCTCGTCCACGGATTCACGGCGAGCAGTTCCGGCACTTCCGCCAGTGTGCGCGTGCGCGTCACCAATGACGCATCAACCGGACTCAGCATCGTTAGCCGCAGCAGCACCAACAGTGGAACCCTGTTCGGCGTAGCAGCGGCCAACCGCGTCGATCTGATCGGAACCGGCGCTTCCTTGTCCGCGCTTGTTATCGGAACCGATGCAGTCACCGCGCCTATCGTGTTCGGCATCAACGCCAGCGAAGTGGCGCGCCTTACATCAACCGGCGCGTCGTTCCTCCAGCCAATCACCGTCCCCAACGGAACCGCCGCCGCGCCTGGACTCAGGTTGACGAGCGAGGCGAGCGGGCTGTATCGGGTGTCCTCGACTTCGCTGGGGTTCGCGGTCGCAGGTTCCGGCGTTGCCAGCCTGACGAGCGGGCAGGTATTCACCGTAGGCTTGGGGAGTGGCGCTGTAACAGCATCAATCGTCATCAACGGGACGGCTGGACAGACTCGGCAATTCGCGTGGCAGTCGGCGGGCGTTGACCGCTGGCACCTCCGCGCGGATTCCACTGCCGAGTCAGGATCCGACGCCGGGTCGCTATTCGTGCTGTCGGCGCGCACCGATGCCGGGGCGCTGATCGACAATCCGTTGTCAATCGTTCGTGCATCCGGTGGCGCTATCACCCTCGCCCGTCCGGTCGCCTGTTCCAACGCCACCGCCTCCACCTCCACCACAACCGGCGCGTTGACCGTCGCGGGTGGGCTGGGCGTGGCGGGTGCGGCGTTCTTTGGTGGCGATGTCACCCGTACCGGAAGCTCAACCGCGCAGATTGAATACCTCATCCAGAATACCGGGACCGGAACGACATCCCGGTCTCGCTATCGTGTAGCCAACGCCGCTGGCGATGCGGTCACAACCTTCTCAGTTTACAACGCGACGAACACCCAGTCGACATACGGCTTTTCGCTAGCCAACTGGTCAGCCTACGAGTGTGGTGGGGCAAGCGTCAACGGACTTGTCATCGGCTGCGCAAGCGTCGATAAGCCAATTGTTTTCGGTATCAACGCATCAGAAGAGGGCCGGATTGTCGAGGCTGGCGGCGGGTGGCTGCTGGGTCAGCAGGCCGCACTCGCAACGAACGCCACCAAGGGCTTCGCCTACATCCGTGGATGCGCTGGCACGCCGACCGGCGCACCGACCGCCTACACCGGCATGGTACCGCTCTGCGTCGATACGACGAATCATAAACTCTACTTTTATTCCGGTGGCGCGTGGCGCGATGCTGGACCGTAAGGACTCAATATGCTCAACCTCAATCAAACCACCTTCCGCCGCATCCAGACCGACGACCCAACGGCGGTCACGGTATTCTTCTCCGTCGATGCCACCGACGCCCTTGGGCGCGTTGTCGCTGGCCCGATGGAAGCTGTGACCCTCACCCTGACCGGCGAGCAGTTGACATTCGCTGCTGGTCTGGTCGAGCATGCGCGGCTGGCGTATGTCGCGCAGAAGAACGCGGAACTTGCACCCGCACCGGAGCCGACCCCATGAAACGCCAACCGACCTACGTCTATGTGATCCTGGCAGGAGTCGCCGCCGCCATCGTGGCTGCTGCGATCCTGTTCTACAACGGCTACTCACCCGCGCCGGGTGAGTTCGTCGAACGCTTTGGAAAGTGACACCATGACCGAACAGCAGAAGCAAGCCCTCGCCTACATCGCGCAGGCACTCACCGACTACAGCGCCACCCTGCCACCCAGCGTGCGCGGTCCGTTCCTGCGGGAGTCGCAGGCTGCGATCAAGGCACTGGAAGCCGCCCCCGCCCCGTCCGAACCCGGCGAACCGGCCACCGTGCATGGCTGATCTGCGCGCACTCTCGCACGCCTGCACTGAGGCGCTGGCCGATGCTGACCGCAACGGCGCTAAGATCGCTGCGCACTTCCTGCGCGTGCAGATCCGCGAGCTATTCCGCGAAGTCCACTACCAGGCGCACGCCGAGCCGGAACGCCTACCACCCCTTGACCGGAAACACTGACTGTGGCTTCCCGCGACAACATCCCACCCATCCACGTCTGCGACCAGGCGCACCGGCTATCGGCGCTGGAACACCGCGCTGATGACCACAGCGACCGTATCACCAAGGCCGAGACGGCACTGGGCGACGGGCGCGTGCAGTTCGCGGAGATTCGCAAAGACCTCGCACAGATCCAAGCCCTGCTGATGGAGATGCGCGCCGGCAAGCAAGGCTTCGCCGACAAAGCGATCGACGCCGCCATCCACTGGGGTGTGCCTGCCGTGATCGTGGCGCTGATCTACGCCATTGCCAAGTCCGGGCAGATCGGCGGCGTCCAGTGATGAAGTGGCTCGACGACCACGCAGGCTGGCTCGGAACGGTTCTGGCGATCCTGTGCTTGATCGTCTGGGCGTTGTTCCTGACGGGGTGCGGCACAAGCCGCGACTCGCAGACCAAGACCGTGGAACGACTTCAGACCAGCACCGGGCCGATTATCATCGACACGCCCATCGGGCAGTTCGTCGCCGCGCCGATCCGGCACGAGATGGTCAGGTCAGAGACGGAAGTCAGCACCGAGCAGACGCGTATCGACGCTCCCGAGGCCGGGGCGATCATGCAGGCTGCGGCTGGCGGGACTCCGTTTGGCGCGATTGCCGGCGTGGTCGGCATGCTGGGTGCGGCCGGCGCCGGGTTCAAGGCGCTGCAAATCAAGCGGCAGCGCGACGAAATCGTGGACGGCATTGAGCGCGGGTCGAAGGACATGAGTGACGAGGAATGGCAAAAGATGCGGGCGGGGCTGGAGGCGGAGCAGTCGGCCGATACCAAGCGTGCGGTGAAGGCTCGGGTGGGCTAATGGGCATGCTCGACGACGACATGGCCGCCATCCACGCCGACGCCCTCGCGCTCGGCATGGCCGACACCGTGACCTATGAAGGCGTGTCCATCGTCGGCACCTTCGCGGAATCGCTTGAGCCGTACCTTGGCGACGAGGGCGGCGAGAAGCGGAGGCGCACCGCCGCGTTCACTTGCCGCGCGGCCAATGTCGCAGCTCCGGCCAAGGGCGACACCATCGTCGTGGCGTCTGGTGTCTATGCCGGCACCTGGACCGTCATCGACGCCGGGCAGCCGGACGCGGGCGGATGGAACATGACCGTTCGCCTGGACGACCGGACCAAGATGGGCGGCGGAAGGAGGTTGCCGTAATGGGAGCCATGACCGATGCCCTGACCGCCGTCAATACCACCCTCACCGGGGCCGGCGTGGCGACCGTCATCAAAGAGTTCTCCAACGTCACCCCGCCGACGACCGCCCACTGCGTGTTGTCCGTGGAGGCTTCCAGCCTCGAGCGCGCAGACGCCGACACATTCGACGGCACGTTGACCGTGACCGTGGACTGGTTCTCGCCCGGCGTGGAAGCGGACGGCGAGGCTGAGTTCCTGGCGGCGATGGATGCCTGGGACGCCATCATCGTCGCGCTGACCGGCACGCTTGACCGTGGGTGCATGTCGGTCGATCCGGGCGGGAACATCGTCCGCCTGGAAGAGTCGGCGGACCTGGCGCACTGGTACGCGGCGACGGCGACGGCGACGTTCATGCGCAAGGAAGCGAGCATCTAATGGCCGGTGTGGGCATGACCGCTCTGGCCTCCGCCAATGACACCGGGATGCGGTTGTCCGGGAAGGGCCGCGCCGTCTTCACAGTCGCCGGATGGAACACGGCGCTACGCAATGCCGCCGTCGCTGCCGGCAACTGGTGGATCGGCAACTATGGTCCGCTGCGCTGGAACCGTGGCTATGCGGTCGGCCAACTCGGCTACCGTTCTGGACCGGCCAAAAAGGCGCGCATGGATCGTGGCGAGGAACCGTTCTACAAGACCGGCGATCTCAAGAACGGGTTTATGACCCGCGCCCGCACCAAGGCGACGGCCAAGGGCGGCAAGGTCCGGTTCGCTGTCGTGTTCCCGGCTGGGTGGCTGACGGCCAACCCGCAGCGTCTGGCATCGTTCCGGACCGTGCCGGCCCGTGAGCACGCCGCCGTGGCGCGCGAGTTCCGCAAGGCGCTGATCATGGCGTTGCAGACTCAGCGCACCGTTGCCGCCAAGAAGGCGCAGGCGAAGGCCGCGAAGCAGGCGCGGGCAGCCGAGAACAAGGCGAAGCGCGCGGCCGGGAAGCAACGCGCAGCAGACCGCCGCGCACTATCCGCCAGCAAGCGCGAAGCTCGCCGGCTCAAAACATTCAAACCCGCAGCCTAAGGATATCACATGACCATCGCAACCGGATTCCTCGCCAAGTCTGCCCAAGTGGCAGGCGTCACGCTCAGCGGGACAACCACCTTCGGCCTATCGCAGGGCGGCGTTCCCGTCGATTTGCGATCGGACGGCGAGTTGTACGCCCGCGTGACCCCGATCATACCCACGAACATCGAACTGGATGTCGAGACGAAAGACATCGCCGCTGCCATCGACGCTGGCACCTCTGGCGCACTCTCGCTTGTGGCCGACAAGATGACGGGCGGCAAGACGCTGTCGGGCACCGTGACATTCAGCGCCACGAGCTGCACCGTTCTGTCTGTGTCACGCGGCACCGACATCAACGGCGCGGCGGTTCTCCGAGTCTCGGCGCGCATCAACAGCGCGGACGGCGCGGCCTCCGGCCTGACGATCACCAGCGCGTAAGGTGCTGGCATGATCCGATACCTGCTCGACATCAGCCTGCCGCAGATGACGGCGGCACGCTGCGACCATCCCGCCCTCGCCAGGCTCAAGGGGCGTGGGCCGTGGACTGCTGTTGATGGCGCTGGCGTCTGCATCCAGCGCGGCACCGCCGACGCCTGGGGGCCGATCAAGGTCGGGCTGGGCGGGGTCAAGTATCAACTCGCGGACCCGCTGCCGCCATTGGCCAGCGTGATCAAGATCAACGACCGTGGGCCGATTGCGTGGGTCGATCTGCCCGGCATCCGTCTGCCGGTCAAGCTTGCGGCCTATGCCCCGGTGGCTGTCGGACTTGACGGCGTTCCAGAAGGTCCGGCTGACGAGTACGGCATGCTCGGCGCGCGTCTGTGGGACCGACTCAAGGGCGGCGACCTGCCGATGCTGGACCCTGAGCTGCTGTCGTTCGTGCGCCAGGCGCTGATGTCGCAGACCGACCTGACCGCCGAACTGTGCCACGCCTACGGACTGATCACCACCGATACCATCGGCGCAATCTTCGACGCCGCGTCAGGCTACGACCCAAAAAAAGCGGACGCCTCCGGAGATGGTGGCTAATGGCACGCGCGGCCGGCATCGACACCAGCAGCATGACGCCGGGCGAGATCGCCACCGTGGCGGCGTGGGCCGGCGCGTCTGGGCGTGCGCCGATTATTCCGGAGGCCAGCAATGTCTGATACGACCATCTCCTTCGGGGCGGATACGACGCAGGCCGAGGGGAAACTCAAGCGACTCAAGCGGCAGGCGCAGGATACCGGCAAGGCGTTTGGCGCTGCTCAGGCCGGGGCTATCGCCGGCCGCATGGGCGGAGTCGGCGGCGGCATGGCATCCCGGTTTATCGGCGGCGGTGCCATCGGCGCAGGCGTGGCCGGCGCTGGCCTGGCGCTCAACGCCTTCCTCGCCGCTGACGAACGCCGCGTCATGGCTGCGCGAGCGCGCGAAGAGAACCGCATGCGGATCGACACGGCGCGCGGTGAAGGCGTCAAGGGCAGGCAGTCGCTCAACGCCGGGGCGCTGTCCAGTCAACAGGTCGTGTCGCGGCTCGTCACGCGCGGCACGGCCGGCATGGAATACCAGCCCGACGAACTCGCCAAGCGGCGCGGCATCAGCGCATTCGTGGCCGCAGACGCTCTGTTGACCGGCCAGGACACCGGGGTCAGCGCCGACCAGATCGCATGGCTGATGGCAACCGGCGAGTTCTCCAGCACGACCGAAGCGGCCGAGGCCATCCAGTCGGGCGGCGGCGTCACCGGGGCGCTCGCCATGAAGCGCAACATTTCAAGCGCCGACGCGGATCGGCAGCTTGACGCCACCATGTCATTCGCCGGCAGCGCCATCGGCAAGGCCAGGTCTGCGGACTCGGCCATATTCAATCAGCAGTTCGGCGCACTGACGACCGGGGCGACCGCCGAGGCCGTCACCGCGCAGACGAACGCCACGCTGAACCCCGAGCAAACATCCCTCGCCGCAGCACGCGAAGAGATCGACCGGAATGTAACGGTCCTACTCGCTGCCGCACAGGCCCAGGGGAAACTTGCCGCCGCGCTCCAGACGGTTGGCGAGGCCATCGGCATGGGCAACGGGTCCGCTGGCAGTCAAGCCTCCAAAGCCATCGCGGCGACCACGGAGTAAACCATGGCAGTCATCGGCGCACTATCTCTCGACTGCTGGCGCGGCACGGTCCAGAGCGAGCAAAAGCCCGTGGATGTCGTCACCCGATCGGGCGTGGCCGGCACCGGCTTGGTAGTCGGCGCGGCACAGGCGACGGCGTACACCGTCGAAACGGAATACTACGGCACCTATGCCCAAGTGACGACCTGGCGCGACACGGCGCTGGGCTATGTCGGCACATCGCAGAGCGTGACAGACGCGCACGGTACGGCTTGGGCTGACACCGCGATCCTGGGCATCAGCTTCATCATCCGCCGATGCAAGCTGCCGACCGGAGGCAGCCACACGCACCTGATCACCGCCACCTGGCAGATGCTGTCGGAGGTCTGAGTGGCAACCGCGATCCGCACCGTCAAGGCGCACCTCGTCCAGACCTCGCCGGACTTCTCGGCCTGGACAACCCAGACCAGCATCCGGTGCAATGAGTGCAGCGAGGGGGCCGGGCAGATCGTCGGCGGGGCGTCGCTTGTGCGCTACATTGGCACGGTGCGCGAACCTGGCGCGACCGGAAGCCCAGCGAGCCAGACGCCGCTGACCGGCCTGGTCGGGCAATGGGTCCGCGTGCTGATTGCGGACGCTGGCGGGGCGATCAACGTCAGCGGAACGAACTATGCCGCGCTGTGGTATGGCATCATCGACGCCGAGCGCATCGTTGACACGGGCGGCGGCGTGGGGCAGCAGTCCTGGGCATGCACGGGGCTGGCCGCGCACCTCGGACGCGCACACATCCTTGAGTTGCACTGCGTTTCCGTGGACTACACCGGAACCGTCGCCACCTCGCCGGCGCTTCGCCCGCCCGTGTTCAATGACCGCGACGGGCAGGGATGCGCCAGTTCGACCACCGTGAGCGTGGACGGCTCGATGGTCGGCGTGTTCGACCTCTTCGGCAACACTGCCTGGCGCTCGGCTACGGCATGGACTGCCGGGCAGGCGTTGGCAACCATTCTGGCAGCCAATGGCAGGTATCGCACGCCCGGCACGACCACCTATAACGGAGGCGTGACCTGGGCCATATCAGCCGGCACGCTCTTGGATTGGACGCTGCCGACAATGGACGTAAACGGCATGACCGTCCTGGACGCGATCAATGCCATCGTCAGCCCAAGGCGCGGCCTGACCTGGCGGTTGACCGTCAGCGGCACGACAGCGACCATCAACGTCCGTTCTATCTCCGCATCCGCCATTACGGTCGGCAGCACGACCCTGCCAGCAGCGACTGACACCAGCACGCCGGACCTGTCCGGCGTCTGGGCGGCGAATGTCGAACTGACCGAAGACCAGTCGGCCACCTACGATCACATTCGCATCGTCGGGGCCAAGCCTCTGGTTGCGTGCTCCATCTCCTACAATCCGTCCGGTCCGCCCGCCGAAGTGGGCAGTCTTCAGCCGGCCTGGACCACGACACAGGAAACGACCTGGAGCAACGGCACCGGGGCGAACGCGGACACCGACGCAGTATGGCGCACCTTCCGCCTGGGACTCAAGTGGGCCGGGGATGTCGCGGAGAATGCGGGGGCGTCCGGACTGCGGCAGTCGCTGGCCGTGACCAGCGGCGACTACACCGGGGGGCGCACATTCAGCACGGTACAATCTGCCGTCACATCGCTGATCGAGCTTGAGGCGCGGCTTCCTGCCGGCGAGGGCTGGACCACCGACAAGGCGGGGCCGCGTCAGGATTGCATGGCGTTCCTCTACCCGAGTGGAGCGTCCACATGGTACGACTGCCAGACCGATAAGAGCGCATACGCCAAGACCCTGGCGATTGAGGACAAGCCGGCAACCATCAACATCGGAAACGCGGACCGCAGCCGCATCATCTCTGGCAGCGATCAGGTCAAGAACATGCGCCAGATCAGCACGGCCGGGAAGCTCCTGGTAACGGTCGGAATCCGCGAGCCGGACCCGCTTGTGGTGTCGTGGACCCGCGCGTCCGGATCATGGCCGCGCACCAGCCCGCGCGTCCTGTCCGTGCAGATGCCGACCGCCGAGCAGTGGTGCATCCTCGCCGGGGCCGTGAAGGGCGTTTCCGCAGGCGCTCTGTCCAAGCAGTCGGCCATAGCAACCATCCGCGACGATGTGCCGCTGATGCAGTCCTGGCTGGCCTTCATGCGCGCCTACTTTGCCGAGCCGGCGCGGTCGCTGTCCTGGACGGATCGCGGCTTGATCGAGTACGCCTACGGGTCTGGAGCGCCAGCCCCAGGCGCGTTCGTCACCACCGCCACACTCGGCATCGGTTCGCGCACGATCAACGCCGTCGTCACACGCCGCACCTGGCGGCTGGACGAAGACGGCTATGGAACATCCTACTCCACGGAACGCATCGTACCCGACATTGAGGCCATCCGATGAGCAGACTACCGCACCTCAAGCCGAAGGACGGGAACCGCTACGAGGAGATGGAGCGGCGGCTTGCCATCCTGGAATCCCGCGTTCGCGGAATGCCGGCGCGCGCCGTTTCCTCGGAGTCGTGCACCGCTTCGCAGATGGTCAGTCAGACCGCACACGGATTCGCCGTTGGCAATACCGTCTCATACACAGGCGGATCGTATGTGCTGGGTGCCACCGGCGGGCCAGGATACGTTGTCATCGGCGTCGTGTCCGTAGTGCTGTCCCCTGATGTCTTCGTATTCGTCTCGCATGGACTCATCAGCACCCTCTCTGGGCTTAGTGCTGGGACAAGGTATTACTCCGACCCAACAACACCGGGCGCATATACGGCGGCATCTCCGACGAATGGATACTATCAATTCGTCATGTATGCGATATCCGCAACCAGCGCCATTGTATCTCCGTCCAGGTATCAGGACGACACTTGCGATGCGCTGTCTGTCCTCGGCCGCTCCGACGGCGTCACCAGCATAGCGGATTCCATAACATCAACCGCCGACGGCCAGGTGCTCCAGCGTGCGGCCGGGGCGCTGACCTGGGGCGGCATAACCGCTGCAATGCTGCCGAGTACGACTGTTGCGGCGGGAAGCTACGGCAGCGCGACCCAGGTCGGCACGTTCACGGTCGATGCGCAGGGCCGCATCACGGCAGCATCCAACACCACCGTGACGCCGGCCTGGTCGTCGATCACCAGCACGCCGACCACGCTGGCAGGCTACGGAATCACTGACGCATGCAGCGATGCCGAACTGGCCGCGCATGTGGCTGCTGCTGATCCCCACACCGTCTATCGGCTGGAGTCGGTCAACGTGCCGTGGGCTGAGATCAGCGGCATCCCGTCAACCTTCGCGCCCAGCGCCCACGCTGCCTCCCACGCCAGCGGCGGCGGCGACCAGGTGGACCACAACGGACTGCTGAACTACTCCGCCAATCGTCACATCGACCACAGCGCCGTGTCGATCAGTCCGGGCACTGGCCTCACGGGCGGCGGTACGCTGGCTGCCACTCGCACCCTGACCCTGGCCGACACCGCCGTCACACCTGCGGCCTACGGCAGCTCCACCCAAATTGCCACCTTCACCGTTGACCAGCAGGGCCGGCTGACGGCGGCGGCCAGCGTCACCTGCACCCCGGCGTGGACCAGCGTCAGCGGCAAGCCGACCTACTTCCCGATCAATCTGTCGATCACCACCGACACCACCGACACCACCGCTGCGGCCGCGCTGGTCGAGAGTGGTACGGACTCCGAGCCGGTGCTGACGCTTTATGAGAAGCGGCCAAGGTTCAATGCGAAGTGGATCGCCGGGTACGAGGTCGATGCGTCTGCACTGGTCACAGGCGGTGCTCTCGGCATCCAGCTCGGAATGTTCTCGAACTCGGGCGACAACATCTTGTTCGGCGCACAGGTCGGAGCCGGCGCGAACGGAGCCCAGGGCAGCGTCGTGGTCGCATACACCACGGGGGTCGGCACTTTCAACGTCGGAGAAGTCGCGCCCATCGCCGCCGCCAAGACCGGATATGTCCTGGGCGTGGACACCGATCTATCGGTGGCGAACGCCAAGCCCAAGTGGCTGCGCGACATCGCACTCGGCCAGGGCCAACGCACCGCCACCGCCGAGGTCGGCAGTCTCGATATCGCCATCAGCACGGACGGAGACGCGGTGCGCATCAGCGATGCGGAGGACGGCATTGCGATCTATGATAGGTCGGTATCCACGGGGACGCCACTCATCAAGATTTCGCTCGGGCACGCCTCGCTCAACGCGACTGGCCGCCAGATCGCAGTGCGTGAAGTCGAAGTCTGCGATACTGGAACAGGTACGGTTAAGACCATGCTCCTCTTTGGAAGCGCGGCGTACTAATGGCTGCGATCGGATGGTGGCGCGGGTGCCGGAAGGTCCCATATAAATCGGTGCGCAGTTCCGTCGTCTCCGCGATTGGTGCGACGGCAGGCAGATTGCGGACCAGCTATTTTCAGTGCCCGTTCATGGCAATAGCGACAACATCCAAGGCTAACTTCGACGCCAGTTCGGCTTCAATGACTTTCAATTCTGCGACTATCAGCGCCGCTGATGCAGACTCTACTTACGGCACCGGCGATGCTTCGACCGTTGGCATAGCCTATAAAACCTGGACCGATCGGCTTGCTTGCGGTTTTGGATTCCGAGGCATCGGCTATGGAATCGGCGGCGCCATAACACTGTCGGGCATTGCAAACGGCGCGAATTCAACTGCCAACTTCTACGGTTTTTCGCTTAATGGTTCTTCTGGAGCATCGATCGATGTGTCGGTATTCCCGTACGCGACTTCAACTTTTACGGTCGATACGATCATTAACGGATCGACGGTTGATACGCGAACATTCACATCTGTTTCGACGTTGCAGACATACACACTCTCTGTCGGCGACCTGGGATCTGTCCTTTCTGGTCTGGCGACCATCGATGTAAAAATAACGAATAACTCTGGAGGAAGCCGTTCCTTTGACGCAAGTGTCGGCGGCGATGGATTCTCAGGGTACAACCGCGCCGGGCCGATTAATGCAGCGTATCCTGCCTACAAGGTCGTGATGCTAGACGCTTCGAACTGGGACGCGTCTGACTGTCTCGGCGCGCTCTACCGCAGCGGCTCTGCCACAACATCTGGAACAGGGACTACATACGCTGGCTGGATCAACATCGCAGACGAAACTGCGACCGAAGCAGCCATTGGCATGGCTCGCCCGGCGAACTATTTACTGGCCGCTTGGGACGAGACGACCGGCACGCACTACTTCGATGTCGAGGAACTCTGCACGAAGTGGACATCGTGAAGGCCGATCCAGCCACCGTGCGCCTGGGCGATCCAACCCCCGCCCCGCTGGTCGCCCCCGCCGACCTGGCAGACACTCGCCGGGCGATCTGCTCTGCGTGCGACAGCATGCGCGACGGGCGATGCTCGGCGGCTGGGTGCGGGTGCGCTGGGGAGGCTAAGCCGGATGTGTGGTCGAGCCGGTGTCCGTTGGGCCGCTGGCCTACCTAGTCCCACCACAGCGCAAAAGTCCCGGCAATCCCCGCCCTTCCCGTTAAATAAAAAAAAATTATTGACCACCGCGCGCGGCTCATTACAAGACCGCCCATGCGCATCAGTAAAACACCTGACCTGACGGCCCTGGCCAAGAGGCTTGCCCCCAAGGTCGGCGCGTCCCCGCAGTCGGCTCTGGCCTGGCTGCGCGCCGGGACCAAGCCTAAGAATCCGATCGTGGCTGCCAAGTGGGCCAAGCTGTTGGCGAAGGCCAAGCCGTGACCCGCGCCGAGGCTGCTGACGTGCTCAGTCTGGAAGAACTCCGCGACATGCCACGCCGTCGCCGGGAGCTGGCGTGCGAGGACGGGCGCTGTGGCGGGTGCTGGAGGTGTCTGGAGGCGCAGTCCGATGCCGAGGTGGCCGATGCGTGACCTCGACCTCATCGCCCAGACGCCCCGACGCGACCCGATCCGCGGACTGATCATCGGCCACGCCGAAAGCGGCTGGATGCGCGAGGCCCGTGCCTGGGCCGACGTGCTGCTGATGGCGGCGGTGATGGTGATCGCTGCGAGCATGACGCTGTGCTGACCTACGGCTCCGTCTGTTCCGGCGCTGGCACATGCGCACTCGCCTTCCTGCCCCTTGGCGTCAAGGCGTCATGGTTCTGCGAGTTCGCCCCCGCCCCTTCCACCGGCGCAAGTTCGCCGACTTACGCCAAGGGAGTGCGAAAGACTTCAAGGATGGCCCGACGACCACACGCTGGTCCCCGACCTGGCATGGTGCCTAGGTTGGGTTCTGCGGTGCCGGAAACGGCTCACCAATAACCGGAGCATCGCCACATGAGCGACACGCCCACCAATCCAACCACCGCCGTCGCAACGGCCCAGCCAAAGACCTTCCGCGAGTTGGTCACGACCGACGCCTACCGGCAGCAGATCGCCGCCGCGCTCCCGAAGCACGTCACCCCCGATCGCATGGTCCGCACCGTCCTGACGGCCATGAACCGCAACCCCAAGCTGCTGGAATGCACCAAGGAATCGCTCTGGCAGGCCGTCATGGACTGCGCCAGCCTCGGGCTGGAACCCGACGCGCTGGGCCGCGCCTACCTGATCCCATACGAGGACCGCCGCAACAATCGGGTGCTTTGCCAGCTCCAGATCGGGTTCAAAGGCTTGGCTGACCTCGCCTACCGCAGCGGCATGGTGGCCACGCTCCAGAGCCAAGTCGTCTACGCTAACGACAAGTTCGACTTCGCGTTCGGCATCAACGAAAAGCTGGAACACCAGCCCAAGATGGATGGCGACCGTGGCGAGCCGGTCAGTGTCTATGCCTACTGCAAGCTCAAGGATGGCGCATTCAAGTTCGACATCATGAGCGTGGCCGATGTCAACCGCATCCGCGACCGCAGCCAGGGGTATAAGTCCGCCGTCAAGTACGGCAAGGATCACCCGTGGACCACCGACTGGGCCGAGATGGCGCGCAAGACCGTGTTCAAGCGTCTGGCCAAGATGCTGCCGCTGTCCAGCGAACGGTTCACCGAGGCCGTGGAAAAGGACAACTCGCATCAGGAGATCGATCTGACCGAAGTCGCCAAGGTCAAGCCCGATCGTTTCGACGCCGACGCATTCGCGCAGCCGCAGACCGTGGACACGACCGCCGAGACGGTGACGGAGGCCGCCAAGTGACCGACATCATCCAATCCGAAGACATCCGCCGCTACCACAGCGCCGGCCCCAAGTCCCTCGGCGGCACCCGTGTCAGCCACTTCCGCGAGCACGGCCCCGTCTGGTGGCATCTGCGCTACATCGCCAACGAGATCCCGGCCCCGGAGGCGTCTGACGCCATGCGCCAGGGCAGCATGCTGGACACCATGCTGACCGAACCAGGCAAGATGGATCGGTATGTGGTCAAGCCCGACGGCATGAGCTTTGCCACCAAGGAAGGCAAGGCATGGAAGGCTGAGCATGAGGACAAAGAGATCGTTCCCGCCGAGTGGCTGCGGATCGCAGAGGACTGCGCCAAGGCCGTCGGCGCACACGCGACCGCCGCCGAGATGCTGTCCGACCCGCGCTGCACCAAGCAGACCACGCTGCGCCATGTCCTGCCGAACGGGCTAACGCTCCAATCGCGCCCTGACTTCCTGATGCTGGACGAGGCGACCAAGACCGGGTGGTACATCGATTTGAAGAAGACCGATGACCTCGGCAACTTCGGGCGCAAGGCCATCGACTACGGGTATCATCGCCAGCTTTCGCTGTGCCAGTGGCTCGCAGCCGTGGCAGGCTACCGGATCGACGCCTATCTGCTGGCCGTCGAGTGGCAGCGCGGGGCGCGTGCGCGGCTGTTCAAGATGCCCGAGGCTGCGCTGAGTGCCGGATGGGTCGAGGCGAAGGATACCATCGACGAGATTGCCGATCGGTTTGCCGACGACGATTGGAGCGATGACCACGATGGAGACATTGACACCCTCGACATTCCCGAGTGGATGATGCGTCGGATGGAGGTGATTTCCTAATGCCTAATCTCTGCCACCTGACACTCGCAGGCCACTTGGGCCGCGATGCCGAGACCAAGACCGTAGGCGATCAGACCGTCGTGGAATGGTCGATGGCCTTCACCAGTAAACACAAAGACGCCGAATCCACGATCTGGTTCAAGTGCGCTTATTGGGGCGCGCGTGCAGCCAAGGTCGCGCAGTATCTCACCAAGGGCAAGGCCGTGCTTGTCATCGGCGGACTGACCCAACGCGACTACAAGGGCAAGGACGGCTCGGCCAAGACCAGCCTGGAAGTGCGCGTGGAGTCGCTGACCCTACTGGGCGGCGGCGAGCGCCAGTCCGAACGGCCAGCGCCGAGCCGGGAGGCTGCGCCGGCTGCGTCCGGTGGAGGAAGCGACTCGGACCCACCCTTACAGCGCAAAGGGGAATGGGAATGAACGACGCCGACTTCATCTTGCACAGCGCCCGCGATCTCTTCGCGTTGGTCGGCGCGCTGCCAGTAGATCAACGCATTCCGGTAATCAACTCCATTCGGCGGGAACTGTCAATACACAGCCCATTTAAGGCAGAGCCTGTTGACTGTGTGCAGTGGGTTCCGGCTGAGTCGGTTGAAGCGAACGACTACAATCCAAACAGCGTAGCTCCGCCAGAAATGAAACTGTTGGCCCACTCTATTGGCGAGGACGGATACACGCAGCCCATCGTGGCGTGGTCAAACGACGGCAAGTACACGGTTGTCGATGGGTTCCATCGCCACCGCGTAGGCAAGGAGGTCCCGTCCGTCGGGGCCAGGGTCCACGGGCACTTGCCGCTGGCTGTTATCAACGGGGACAGGGCCGATCGTAACGACCGCATCGCCTCCACCATCCGGCACAACCGCGCACGTGGCAAGCATAAGGTCGAAGCGATGTCGGACATCGTCATCGAGCTAAAGCGTCGCAACTGGTCAGACGACAAGATTGGTCGGGAGCTTGGCATGGACCCAGACGAGGTGCTTCGCTTGTGTCAGATCACCGGGCTGGCCGAGGTGTTTAAGTCGCACGAGTTCTCAAAGTCGTGGGAGGTTGGCGATGTCGAAGCCATGGCTGATCTGGACGAGGACGACATTGAGGCAATCGGAGCGCCGGAAGACGGCCGCATTCTTCACACGTTCGACAAGTGGGAATGCCACGCCTACGGTTTTTATGGATCCACGCCACCCGACGGGATGACGGCCGAACAAGCCGAGGAGGCGTATCGCGCGCTCCTGTCCGATGAGGTTGCGTTTGCCGCAACGCTCAAGCTTGTGACAAATGAGTGGAAGCACTCGTGCGAGCACTACCTCACTAACGAGAAGATGAACCGCATTGCCTGGCTGGGGCAGGCCGCGTTGGCTCGGGCACACAAGATCCCGGCCGGGTTCCGTGGTGGATATAATCGACTGACGCCAGAGCAGCAGCGCCGCGCCGATGAGATTGCCCTAGAGGCACTAAACGCGTGGCTTGTGGCAAACGGGCGCAAGCCGCTCGCTATGAGCGATGCGCGGTCAAAGGTCGAGGCGGAGTTATACTAATGTCGTCACTCAAGCGATACACCGATGTTGACGTGCTGACAGCGGCGCGCGCCCGTGTCAATTACGCATTTGACAACTTCGAGCGCGTCTACGTCTCATTCAGCGGCGGCAAGGATTCGTCTGTGATGTTCCATATTACGGCGCAGGAGGCCAGGCGCAGGGGCCGGCGCTTCGGGGTGCTAATTATCGACCTGGAGGCGCAATACAAATTAACTATCACGCACATTGAGACCATGTGCGACTTCTACGCCGACATCATAGATGTTTATTGGGTTTGCCTGCCGATGCTTTTGCGCAACGCCGTGTCGAGCTTTGAGCCTCGTTGGTGCTGCTGGGACCAAGAGGCAAAGGACATATGGGTGCGCAACCCGCCGAGGAGGCCCGGCGTTATCACCGACCCGGCGTTCTTCCCATTCTTCCAAAGCAAAATGGAGTTCGAGGAGTTTATGGTGTTGTTTGGCGAGTGGTACGGAGGCGGGAAGGACGCGGTGGCTCTGGTTGGCATTCGTGCTGACGAGAGCCTTAACCGATTCCGAACCGTCGCCAGCGCCGACAAGGAAATGCACAACGGAAACCGCTGGACGACCAAGGTTGAGGATGGGATTTACAACCTGTATCCGTTGTACGACTGGAAGACACAGGACCTATGGAAGTTTCACGCCGTACACCAGGACCTACCGCACAACGAGGTTTACGATCGCATGCACCTGGCCGGGCTGACCATCCACCAGATGCGGCTATGCCAGCCGTATGGTGATGACCAGCGGCGCGGGCTGTGGCTGTATCATATCATTGAGCCAGAGACATGGAGTCTCGTTGTAAGCCGCGTGCAGGGGGCCAATAGCGGGTCGCTCTACATTCAAGAAACCGGAAACATCAACGGGTACAATCGAATCAGTAAGCCAGCTGGACACACCTGGAAGTCATATTGCAACCTGCTGCTAAGCACCATGCCGCGCATCACGCAGGCTCACTATCGCGAGATATTCACTGACTGGATGGCGCGATGGAAGGGGCGCGGGTATGCGTCTATCCCAGACGAGGCCCCGCGCGACCTGGAAAACAAAAAGTGGGCACCGTCATGGCGCAGGCTGTGCAAGTGCCTGCTTCGCAATGACTGGTGGTGCAAGGGCCTCGGCCTAACCCAGCCGAAGTCAGAGGCGTATGGCAAGTACCTAACAATAAAGAAGGCTAAAAAGGGGGCTGCGTGCGCGTAGAAAAACAAGACCCCGTTGAGCGAGAGGTGCTTGCCGCAATTCTTTGCGCTATAGCCGAGCGCAAGCCGACAACGCACCTAGGACTGACTATGGCCGTCAATCGCGGATTCAGAAACCCAAGCCCAACGCCAGCAGAAGTGTGGCGTTACACACACCAGCTTGGGTATGAGTTTGACGGGAACGGGCATCTGCGGAAGGCTCCGATCAAATGAACAACACCATCGCCGGCCAACCCTGCCCGCCCGTCATCTGCCGCCGCGACCCGCACCTGCCGCTTGAATGGTGGGACGGCCACCGCTGGCAGCGCGGGTCAAGTCTGCCCGCTGAGATCATGGCCAAGCTGCCGCAGTCGGAACGCGAGCGGGTGGAGCGGCATGTGTGGGGTGGGATGTGAGCGACCCCGTCAATCACCCGCCGCACTACCAGAGCGACAACGGCATAGAGTGCATCGACGCCATCCGCGCGGCTCTGGGGCTGGACGGATTCGTGGCGCACTGTCGCGGTTGCGCGATCAAGTACGCCTGGCGCACCGGGAAGAAGGACGCGCGCGCCCAAGAGCTGCGGAAGGCGGCGTGGTATCTGACCCGTGCGGCCGATGAGATTGGGAAGGCTGCGAAATGAACCCCATCCAAACCGCCGCCATCCTCGCTCACCTCCGCGACGACCACCCCGACGCAGTAGCCGAATTCCGCTTCCACCCCGTCCGCCGATGGCGCTTTGACCTGGCCATCCCATCGTCCAAAGTCGCCGTTGAGATCGACGGCGGCGTGTGGATCGGTGGCCGGCACAGCGGCGGCAAGGGGCAGATCAAGGATATGGAGAAAATGAACGCCGCCGCCATCGCTGGGTGGCGCGTGCTGCACTTCACGCCGCAGCAACTGCCGATGGTGAAGGCGGCGGTTTGGGCGGCGGTGCATGGTGCGGAGAACCATCCATGAGCGAAACAATCGGCGCGGTCTGCGACCGCATGATGGCCGACCTCGCCACCTGGCACCGCGTCAAGGTCTGGGATGAGGATCTGTGCAAGGATATCGAGTACCGGGCTAAGTGGATCAACCCGCCCGACGCCAAGCCGGGGGATTCCGTGATGATCCGGAACTCGGCGGGAGTGATGATTGGGACGATGGTTGAGCCGCGTTGACAGTGGGACGGACGATGATACATAGCAACAAGTCCGCAGGGGGTGAAGCCCCGATGGACGGGAAAGACAGCATCATGACGCAATCACCTAGCCGACGAACGGCACAACGGAATCCACTGGCGAGCTGTCGCGCCTTGTGGCACTTCACCCGTTTGTGCCGTTCGTCGGTGGATGAGGGGGCGGCATGAATTACGCGCAAAAACTAAAAGACCCGAGATGGCAGCGACTCAGGCTAAAGGCCATGGAGCGCGACGGATTCAAGTGCATGTGCTGTGGTGCCACAGACAAGACTCTGAATGTAAACCATCTAGAATATGTCGGGGAGCCGTGGGAGTGCGATCTAGACAAACTGGAGACACTCTGCGAGCCGTGCCATAGGCGCAGGCGCAAGCTTGAGATCAAAATGAGGGCGGAAGATACTTTTATATTTCTAGGATATGAGTCGGCGCACCGCAAACTTGTCGATTATGATATTTTCATGTGGACCGTTGGCGGGCTTATATGCGAAATGGTGGAGCGCAGGAATTGCGTCAAGTTGTCATATAACGCGAAAACTAAACGCGTCGAGTCTAGTGGTAAACTGCCAATCGATGACGCCGCAATCGTGTTCGCCGTTTCGCCAGCCATAATCCGGCACCTAGAAAGAAAGGCCATGAGGTAATGGCCCGCGCGCGATTCATCCGCCCAGAGTTTTTCACCGACACCAAGCTTGCGGACATGCCTATGGGCGCATCCATGTTGTTTGCTGGCATCTGGTGCCACAGTGACCTCAATGGCGTGTTTGAGTACGACGCCAGGGTGCTGCGGTCGCTCATATTCGGAGTGCGCGATGAGGTCAGCACCGCCATGGTCCAGCAGTGGCTAGATGCGCTACTCACTGCTGGCATACTGCTGGCATACAGACAAGCGGATGGCAAGGCGTGGGGCGTGGTCAAGAATTGGACCCGATACCAGTCCATCAGCGGATCGGAGCGCAAATGGGGGGCGAGGCGTCCTAACCCATTGGACAGCAACACTGCCAGCACTATGACAGCCCTAGGCACGGCACAGTGCCATGCTCAAGCCTGCCCTCTACCTCCTACTCCTACTCCTACTCCTACTCCTACTCTATTAAACATGCCCGACAAGTCGGGCGAGTGCTTGCCCGGTGAGTCTGCCGGTAAGCCATCGAAGCCAGACGAGCCTGTCGAGCCGGCCATGTTCGATGAGTTCTGGAACGACTACGCCAAGAAGCGCGATCGGGCCGCTGTGGTGCGGTATTGGAACAGGATGAGCGCCGAGGACCGGCATCTGGCCTACGATGGCGTCCTGCGCTATGTGGCCGCTAATCCTGACCAGCAGTACCGGAAAGACCCCATTCGGTATCTCAAGAATAAATCATGGGAGGACGAGGCGATCGCCCACGAGCCGGGCAAGGCGCAGACGATGGAACAAGCGGCCAAGGAATGCCCACACGCTCCGGGCAGCTATGAATCGATGGACTGGTGGGTCATGAACTACCCGTGGTTCATCCCTGGATGCGATGTCCCGAATCCGAACAAGGTCAGCGCATGAAGATCACCGTATACGGCGAGTTGTGCTGTGATGACTGCGGCGAGATCATTCATAATCATTTCGACTGCCCATCATGCGGACTGGAATACGCACCGTCTGACGCATACCACGATCTGGGCCATGAAAATCCAGCCATCATAGGATGCGAGAAGTGCCACGCTAGGTTTCAGCTCATTCACGGCGACTGGTACGATGGAGACTGGACGCAAATAGGGGCCAGCGCATGATCCCGGCAGAGATCGAGTTCATGGCCAATGTGGTCGGCCCGCCTCCCGGCACGGTCGAGTTGGCAGCTGACATGCTGACCACCGCTGCCGACGCCCTAGCCGATCTGCGGTCTGATCTGACACACGGAGAGGCGCGCGTCCTGCTTGGCATCCTGGTCAGCGATTGGCCGTCCAAGCCCAAGGCTGAGTTCGTGGATGCGACCGCCGCATGGGCATCCGACCAGGCCAAGGTCCGAGCCTCACGGGCGACTGAAGAGGGCGGGGAACTGCAACGGCATCTCGCTGACCAGATCGCCGGACGGTATCGGTGCGAGCCGTGGCCATGGCCGATGCTGACCAGCCTGAGCCGCAGCCTCCTCCCTGGGTCCGTCACCATCGTCTGTGGCACGCCCGGCAGCGCCAAGTCATGGTTTGTCCTGTCCTGCCTGCGCTGGTGGACGGCGCATGGCATCAACGCCGCCGTGCTGATGCTTGAGGAGACGCGCAAATGGCACCTCAACCGGGCGTTGGCTCAGTGCCAGGGTGACGCCAACATCCTCAACCCTGATTGGTGTAGGCTTAATCGGGACGCAGCGATGCAGTCCTACGAGCGACACCATGATGAGATAGACCGCATCCGTGACCGCCTGACGTGCGATGGGGACAAAACCGTGGCACAGTGCGCGGAATGGGTCGAGTCGCAGTGTGATGCCGGGGCGCGCGTGATCGTCATCGACCCCATCACGCTGGCCGACAGCGGCGGCGAGAAACCGTGGGACGCCGATCGCAAGTTCATGGGGCGGGTCAAGACGGCGATCAATAAGTCTGGGTCGAGTCTGGTACTGGTGACGCACCCCAGGAAACAATCTGGCGGAGGGAAGTCCGTCGCGCCGGCTGGGCTCGATGACCTCGCTGGTGGGGCCGCCTATGGCCGTGCGTGTGCGTCTGCGCTCTGGCTCACCGGCGCAGGCGACGGCGTGATGATGCCCGTGGTTGACTCGCATGGAGCCTATGCTGAGCATCAAGTCCATAAGGTCATGCGAGTCATCAAGGCGCGCAATTCGGTTGGCTGCGGCAAGTCTCTGGCCTACCAGTTCCGCGACTTGAGCTTTGACGAGCTAGGGCAGATCGTCCAGAAGTCTGAGCCAGAGCATAAGCCGAGCCGCAGGGGCGAAAAGCTCCGGGCTAAGCCATCCCAAGACGAGGACCACTTCGCATGATCGAATACCACATGAGCGCGGCCGAGTTCCGCGTCGTCATCCCCGCCGCAGACGCGAATCAGGCCAGCCCGCAGCGGGTGGCTGAGATGCTGGAACTGTGGCTGCAATCTAAACCGAAAGAGAACGAAATGACCGACCCCATCCGCATCCCTCTTGATTCTAACGGCGGCTTACACATGGCCGGCTGCATCGTTACGCCCGAACTCGCACGCCAGATCGTGGATCTATCCGGTGCGGTCCTCATGCCGCCGTGCATCGTGGTCCCGCCAGACCTACCGACGCGCAACCCGGTGCTGAGTAACCACAGGGAGCCATTCCTTGGCACCGCGCACCAGAGCGAGCTTGAGCAGGCGCACAAGCCGGTCGATGCCGGTCCTGCCGTTGACCGCCGCAAGATCGCCGCCGAGCTAATCAAGCTCAAGAACGACATATGCCAATCGCCAGCCGTGAAGGATACGGTCTGGCACACCGACACCGAAACCGTTTGCGATGCTCTATGGAGACTTGCTATGGACCTAGATCCGTCCACGGAGATAGACAACGAAATCCAGAAGAAGGACACCCCGCCAGCAGACGGCGCGGCGGCGGTCAGCAATCTGGTGGACGCCATCATCTTTTCCGAATGGGAAGAACAGACACAGTTGACCGACCCACAGATGAAGAAGTTTGCGGTCGGCATCCTCGCCGCCATTCGCGCCGGGAAGGTGCCTGGCCTGCACTGCATGCCACACCTAGAACAGCACCTCCAGCGCCAGTGCAATGACATCGCCGCCAAGGACGCGGCCCTGGCAAAGCGGCATCTACAGGTCAAGGAAATGCACGGGCAGATCGCGGCATTGAGCGCCCAGCTTGCCGAGGCTACTCGGGAGCGCGACCGTGCGCTGGACGAGGCCGGGCGAGCAACTGTGAACGCGAGCAATCACGCTCACGACGCAGAGACGGTACGGCGCGAGCGAGACACAGCCATGTGCGGGAACGATCTGCTTATCAAAGAGCGCGACCGACTCGCCGCCGAGGTCGAGCGGCTGAAGGGGCGGAAGGTGACGCTGCCTGCCAAGATCGTCCCAAAGTCTGCACTAGATTACATCCCGCGCATGGCTGGATGGAACGATGCCATATTCACCTGTGAGCAAGCGATCCGCGCAGCGGGAGTGGAGGTTACGCCGTGAACCTTAACCTCAACGAACTGGAAGCGGCGGTGGGGAAGATGACGCCGGGGCCGTGGAACAACGAGGTGGCCGATTGGCATGTTCACAATGACGATTGCGATGATCCGGTTGCAGTCTGTGACTGCATGAATGACGCGCAGGGCATCGTCGCCCTCCGCAACGCCGCGCCCGAGTTGATTGCGGCGGTGAAGCAGCGCGACGAACTGGCCGCGCTGCTGCGGCGCGTCCTCGACAGCGAAGGCGTGCATCTGGGCGTCAGGCTGGCGGACGATGCTGACGCCGCGCTGGCGAAGGTGGGGCCGTGAACTTGCTCGCTGCACACACGGACAACGCCCTCCGCCGCCTGGCCGATGCTGGCGATAGGGCTGCGCTGGATGAACTGGCCAGGCGTGGGCTGATCAGCACCCCTGAGACGCTGGCTGCACTCAGGGAGACGCGGAAGGCGTATCGGAGGCCGGCGTGCCTGGGCGGGAAGGATTGGGGGTATACGGGGAGGAGGGCGTCATGAGCCGACCACTGCCGAGGCATGAACTACAGGCCAGCGATGACCTGCGCCGACGCTGGCTGGCGTGGATCGGGCACGGGTCCATATCGGCTGCATGCCGTGGGCTGGGGCTGAGGGACGCGCCCAAGTGGGCGAGTGAGGGGAACATACCGGAGCACTGGCGGTGCAGGGTTGAGCGGCAGATGGCATTAGCGCCTGATCTAGGGACTTTGCTGGCTGAGTGGCATGTGGCTGGGGGTGTGGCGTGAGAGGGGCTGGAATGGACGAAAACAACGACAGCGCGCGTTGTCAAATAACACAACGCCATGTGGTGAAAATAGACACTGAGTGTTGCAAATCTTTACGGGTCCCTTGGAATAGGGTTCAAATGGGCGAAGCCGTTACCTCTATCGAAGAAAAAACAGGCTCCTTTCAAACCCATAACAAAACTCACGGTTACTGATATGGCAAGACCCCGCCACCTCGTCCCATCTCCCGCCGCCCAACTCATGCGCGCCCGCAGGGCGACCCCATCGGCAGCGCCCCCACCGCCGCCGCCGGTTGACGACATCGAGGACCACGCCGCTCCCGGCGAGAACCCCGAGGTGCCGGCCAGCGCCGACATGGCCGAAGCCGTCCGCCTCCGCGCCGTCTATGACGCCCGCAAGAGCCGCCTCGCATCGCTGGCCGAGGGCCTACGCCTCGACCAAGAGCGCGGCAAGCTCTGGACCTCGGCACAGGTGCGCGCCCGTGACGAGAAGTGGAACGGTGCGGTAGAGGACCGGCTTGATCTGGTCGAGCGGCTACTGGACACCATCGACGGCATCACGCCCGACCAGCGCAAGGCGTACCTGACCACCGCGCGCGCCTGGCGTCTGGAGACCAAGCGCATCTTGGCGAGCGTGCATGCCTGACCTGGCCGAGATCGACAGGCTCAACGCCGACCGCCGAGACTACTGGCAGGTCAGGCCTGACCCGCTGTCACATACCGCGTTCGCCCGCACACTGACCATCCCCGACAGCGAGGACGAACATGGGCGGCAGGATCCCTACGACCCGCGCAGCCATCCCGGTCAGTGGCACTTCCTGCAAGCGATCGACGGAACGGTCAACGGCGAGCCGGCCCCGCGCCGATACCGCCGCTTCCTACTGCTGACCGACGCACAGGGCGGCGGCAAGTCGTGGCTGCTGCAACAGATCGCACTGCACGGCACGATCGAACTTGGCCAGCCGGTGATATGGGCCTTGCCGACCAAGGGACTCGCTGGCGATATGTGGAACACCAAGCTGCGCCCCGCCTGGGAAGGCTCGGGTCTCGGCGTTTACCTCCCGACCAGCGGCCCCGGCTCGCGTGGATCAGCCGCGCCCCGATCGATCCGCACCCGACGGCACGAGAAGCGCGGCGGCGGAACGCTGGTGTTCATGTCCAGCGGCGGTCGAGGCCAGGCGGGCCAGGCCGGCCTGACCGCCAAGCGCCTGATCGTGGATGAGCTGGGCGACTGGGACAAGGCCGCATTCACCCGCATCCGCAAGCGCGTCAGCCGATTTAACGACATCGCCGTGGAGGCTTACGGCTCCACGCTCAAGCTCGACAACGCCGACCTGGCGCAAGAGATCTACCGCGAGAGCTGCCGCGCCTGGGTCGAGTACCGCTGCCCGCACTGCGGCGGCTGGACCGCGCTGGACTGGAAGACGTGGAGCGCCGGCCAGCTCGCGTGCCTGGCATGTGGCGCCGTCCTGACCGAGACGGACCGCCGCGCCATGTTCGCCACGTCGCGGCTGATGATGGCAGACCCGATGAACGACGTATTCGGCATCCGTCTGACCGCGCTCGACTGCCCGTGGAAGACCCTGGAGTGGCTGGCCGCTGAGGAGTCCCGCGCCATCGCATCGTCAGAGGGCAAGGCCGGACTTCCGGACCATGAACCGTTGCGCGCATTCTTCCACGATGAGCGCGTCGAAGAGTACCACGGCGACGAGAGCCAAGACGCCGACGCCCGCGAAACCCCGCACACCCACCGCACGCTGGCCGCGCGGTCCGAGGTGACAGCGTGGGCACCGATCGTAGAGAACGCCGACGATGGCAAGCTATGGAGCCGCTACACCGCAACCATGCCGGACGACGTAGATCTGGCCGTCGCTGCCATCGACGTACAGCGGAACCGACTCTACTGGACCCTGATCGGCATCGCCAAGGATCGCCGGACCTATGACATCGGCTGGGGCATCGAACGCGCCCATGCCGGATCTGGCGGTCAGGAGCCTGCGCCATTCGCGGGCGGCGAGCTGGCCGCGACCTTGGCGCGCACCGCCGATTGGCTGGCCGAGATCGCCGGACCCAAGCTGGCCGCTGGCGTGGTTGACGTAGGTGACGGCGTGACCCAGGGCGAGATCGCGTCCTGGCTGAGTGCGGCCCCCAAGGGATGGTCAGCGATCTACGGCGAGGACTCGCTGCCGGCCCCACGCGGGGATGGCACTGTGGTCCATCTGTCCAGCGCCCTCGCATGGGACAAGCGATGGCGGTCAGGTATGGGCAGCTACATCGTCATCACCGACACGATCCAGCAGGCCGTGGCCGACGCCTACCGCATGGACCACCTCGCCCCCGGCGCTGCGTTGCTGCCCGGTCCGCTGCGTGCCGGCAACGCCTACCTGCGCCACCTGACCGGCTTGGGATGGTCCACGACCAAGGCGGGCCGGCGCACCTGGGGCAAGCTGCCGGGCGCTGGGCGCGCGGACTACTTCGACTGCCGCGCCTACGCCACTGCTGTTGCCGTCCATCTGCTGACCAAGCCGCCGCCGGCAGCAGATCAACCCATCGACATCCCCCTACTCCACCTCGGAGGCTTGCGTTTCTAATGCACATATCCCCCTATCGCCCGCCCGTGTGGGTTCCCGGCATGCGGCGCAAGTTCCTGATCGGCTTTGCCTGCGAGCAATGCGGCGGCGACATGCGCATCAAAAACATGACCGGGCGCAAGAAGTGGATGCGGTGCCTGGCGTGTGGGAATGTGCAAGTGGATATTTGCGATGACGGCGTGCGGCGGGTGCTGGTGGCGTGTGTGCCGGCACCGTAATAAGAAACCTATTGCGCTTTAGGTTTCCGCTACTACAAGGCCAGGCATGCCACAAGGAGGCATTCACCATGGCCACTAACAGCCACACCTTCACCATCAACGGCATCGGCCCGATGCTCATGCACTGCGGACAGACCGCCGACCCGCTCAACCAGTTCGCCCGCGCCATGAAGGCGCAGAGCGCCAAGCGCAACAAGACCGACGAGGACTTGGCCACGCTGTCGCTGCTGGAGTGGTGGGCGGGACTCTACACCGACAAGCCGCTGAAGGTGGACGCCGAGGGCATCGTCAGCGTCCCCGATGGCACCGGGCTGATCATGCCGGCGCATGTGCTGGACTCCTGCATCCGTGAGGGCGCGCGCAAGATCAAAGCCGGAAAGCTCATCTCCGCTGGCGTGATCGTCGAAGGCCCGGCCAAGTTCAAGGCGTCCGGCGTCAAGTCCCTGGCCGCTGCGTCGGGCGACGAGTCGTTCCACTTCCGATGCGCCGTCAAGGTCGGAACCAGCAAGGTCATGCGGACGCGCCCGATCTTCAACGAATGGTCGGCGTCGTTCTCGATCTGCATGGACACCGAAGTCGTCGATCTGCCGACCGTGAAGCAGTCGCTTGAGGCCGCTGGCCGTCTGGTCGGTGTGGGCGACTGGCGTCCGGGTGCGCCGAAGGGCGGCAGCTACGGGCGGTTTGTGCTCGCATAAGGGGCTAGCCGGGGCCGGCTTTGGCACGGCCTGGTGGGGCTAGGCAAGGAGGGGGCCAGGCAGGGCAGGGCCGGGCGCGGCACGGCGAGGCTTGGCAAGGAGGAGGCGCGGCACGGCATGGCTTGGCAGGGCGTGGCATGGCAAGGCGAGGCAAGGCAAGGAGAAGGAAACAATCAACCCATGAGGAACACATGAGCGACGAATCCACACAACCCGAACCGGATACGGATGTCAGTCCGTACCCGCTGGATGTCTCCGCGCTTGAACGCGGCCAAGACCTCACCGAAGCGGAGTGCGCCAAGATCACCGGCGTGCGGCCCGACGACAAGCGTTGGCCGTTCGCCATGATGATGCTGGTCGGCTGGATCATGCACGAGAGCGAGGCCGACGGCCGTCCGTTGTCGGCGTGCCAGCGCAAGGGCGGAATCCACATCAACACCGACGCCGAGGCGGCGACCTACCACGTTCGCAATGCGGCCAAGCACGAGGACGGGATAAAGCGCAACTTCCGCCACCTGTGCCGGACGGTGCGCGCTGATGACCTGAACGACATTCAGCGCATGGAGCATGAGCAGAATGTGAAGTTGCTGGCGCTCAAGGTGGCGGCACTCAAGGGTGCGAATAAGTTCAAGCGCGATGAGGTCGCGGTGATCAAGTAGAGGGCAAGGCTAGGCCGGGCGCGGCGAGGCATGGCGTGGCCGGACACGGCCAGGCATGGCAGGGAGATGGCTAGCCAAGGCGCGCCAGGGCTGGGCTGGGTGCGGTTAGGCAAGGAGATGGCCAGGCGTGGCGCGGCACGGCAGGGCTAGGCACGGCATGGCAAGCTGGGGCCGGGCACGGCACGGCAAGGAGAAGGCGAGGTCCGCTTTGTAGTAAATATTTTATCATTTGCCCAAAGCGGAATGGGTTAGACTGACGGCATGAACACGACACAAGCGGCACGCGCACTAGGCGCACTCGGCGGAAAGGTTGGCGGCAAATCCCGCAGCAGGGCCAAGTCCGCAGCCTCCCGGCGAAATGGAAAGCTGGGAGGCAGACCGCGCAAGGCATGCACGCCCGTGCAATAACCCCATCCACGCGCCTAGCCATCGGGCTACGGTGCGCGCATGGCCTTGGATGTCACCTCGCTAGAGTCGGAAGTCCGCGCCGTTGCCGGCGCACTGTCGCTGTCCTGGGAGGACCTAGCGACCTACGCCAAGGGCAAGATGATCGAATGCGCGGTAAACGGCGGGTTAACGTCGTACACGATCAACAACAGAACGGTCACAAAAGACATTCGCTGGTGGCAGGATCTGCACAAGTTCGCCAAGGCGCAGTCCGCCGCCGAGGATGAAGGCGGCATCTGTGGCCAGCAAATCAGTTTCCGCGCCCCGCGTGGTAGGAGCATCCTGTGATCGCCGGCTCATCTGATCCGCTGTTCGACGATTGGGATGCCTGGATGCGCGACCCGTCTCAGGAGTGGTCCGCCGCCTGGACGCTAGTCGCCAGCCGCGCTAAGTCGCTGGCCGAGGACTCGCCCGAGTGCGCGGCGATGATCCGCGCCAAACTGCTCCGCATCCACGGCCCGAACGGCCTCAAGTTCCGCAGCCTCTACCAGTCCGACGACAGCGCCGAGACGAGCCAGGCCGAGGTGGAGACGCGCCGGCAGATCGAGCGCAGCATCAGCCTCGGCTCCATGTTCATCGACGCTGGCGGCGTCATCAGCCGCAGCGAGTTCGACTGGCAGATGTCATGGAACGCCTGCGTGCTTGGCGATGCCTTCGCCGTGCGCGTGTGGCAGGACGTTGACGGCGTGCCGACGAGCACCCGCTGGCGCATCATTCATCCCGCCCGCGTGTGCGCGCCGTCCGACAAGGCGACGGACCCGCGCTACCAGGGTGGCATTGAGGTGGACGGCAATGGTCGCCCCGTGGCGCTGTGGGTCAACGGCCCGAGCGTCACCCCAACCGGCATCTACGTCACGCCCAAGGCCGAGCGCATCCCGTGGCGCGCGCCCGACGGCACGCCGAACGTCGTTCACAAGGTCGGCCTGCGCACCCCCGGCAGCAATCGCGGCCTGTCCGAGTTCGCTCCGATCATGCTTCCGGCGCGCATGCTCCAGGGCGTGACCACCGCCTACGTCGCTACCAAGCGCGTGCAGTCCAGCCACCCGATGCTGCTGCATGTGCAGGATGTCAAGAAGGCGCGCGAAGCCTACCGGGGCACGCGCATCGAAAACCTCCTGATCGCAGCCGATCACAAGGTAGAGTTCCCCGGCTGGAAATTCGATGGTGCGGATTACCGCGAGTTCATCGACACCACAATCCGCAGCCTGTGCGCCGCCTGGCAGATCCCGTGGGAGCTGGTCATGGGCGACCATAGCGCCAAGTCCGGCGCGTCGTCCCGATCGTTGTGGCAGGCGCACTACCAGATGGCCGAGCGCGAGCAGTCCGACCATGTAAACGCCGTGCAGCGCCCGGTTGATGAATCAATCCTGCGCGAGCTGGACGCCCGAAACGGGCTCGGCCTGTCGCCGGACTGGTGGTCCAACATGGCCGGCGTGTACCAGGGCCCGCCCCGCGTCATGCCGGACCCGCAGAAGGAAATCACCTGGGCCGAGGGCATGCGCGCGCTGGGCGTCTCGCGCAGCACCATCCTCAACCGCTTTGGCGAGGACTTCCGCGACGAGATCATGCAGGACCGGCAGGACCGGGAGCTGGAGGCCGCGCAGAATCCCGAGCCAGAAGAACCGGACGAACCGGAGGCCGAGGAAGTCGAACCAGCCGCGCCGGCCCCGGCCCCCGGCCCCGACGAAACCCAGGAGATCGAGCCGCCCGCGGAGGAACTGCGCGAGGCTCGCCTGGCCGCGCTGGTCCGCGACACCATCGAGATGCACATGCCGCGCACGACTGCGCCGGCGCAGCAAACGCCGCAGCAGCAGATGCAGCCCATATTCAATCTCAGCTTCCCCAACACCGTTGTGGTTCCCAAGCAAGACCCGACGCCGGTCCACGTTGACGCCCCGGTTGTCCATAACGCCGTGCATGTCGATGCACCCGAGATCCCCAGCCAGGCCGCGCCGATCGTCAACGTGGCCGCCCCGTCCGTGACCGTCCAAGCCGCCGACCCCGCGCCCGTCGTGGTCAACGTCAGCCCGACGCCAGTCACCGTCGAAAATACCATCAACGTCCCGCAGCGCCCGGTCAGAGTCGTGACCAACGCTGATGGGTCTGCCACGATGACGCCCCAGGGCTAACCCGTGGCCAACCAAACCGTCACTACCGCCGTTTTCCACGACTCGCCCAGCGTCACCGGCCTGCTGAACGGTGAGGGCTAGCCCATGGCCGTCACATACTCCGCTGGCGTAATCACGGTAACTGGCACGGAGACAAGCCTTGCAAATTTCGCCGGGCTAACCGGCGTGACCACAACCGCCATC